TTTGAGGAGGAGAGTGGGTTCACTGTAGAGGAAGATGTTCCTGAGAGTGTAGCTGTCGAAGCTCCCGTACAAACCACTGAACAATCTTTAGGGAATCCTTATGTACCTGAAACACCAACTCCTGCTAAGCCTGCTGTGGTTCAAGCTATCAAACCAGTACAGCAGGTAAAGCCTAAACCAGTGGAAGAACCAAAGGCACAGACTACAGTTAGTGGTGCTGACGATCTTGCTGCGGAGATTTCTAAACTTGTAGGGAATGTAGCTGATGACTAATATGCCACCTCTTGATTTCAAGAAAGTGGAAGCTCTAAGAAAGCATATGCTTATGACCACCAGTAACATGGCTAAGTTGTTAGAGGTATCTCGTATGACTTACTATGGTTGGGTTAAAGGTAATACCATTCGTAAGAGTAATGATAAGAAAGTAAGACTTGTTCTAAAAGATTTACTGGAGATTATGTCTGAGGGGTGGCCTCAACCTGAGGTGATAGCAATGGAACAGAAGCATAGATTCCAAAGGCTTCTTGAGATTTTAGGAAAAGAAGAGTAGACTACTATGGAGA